CCGCGAATACCCCCCCACGGTAAGCTGTGAGAACGATCTACGACACGCCCTCGTACCGCCGGATCCGCACTGCGCTGCAACGTGTTGTCCGTGCTGGCGGTGTCGAGTGCGTCCGCTGCGGAAAGCCGATCGACCCGTTCGAGCCCTTCGACGTCGGGCACGTGGACGGGGATCCGACCACGATCGCCGGACCCGAGCATCGCCGCTGCAATCGCGCGACCGCATCGCGGCGCAAACGCGTCGTCTCACGTCCGTGGTAGCGGTTGCGCCCGAGATCCTCGGTGTCCAGTCGCCACGTATCGAGCTGATCCCCGACGGTGACGAGCATCCGCGCTGGGATGAGGTCGTGGATTTCATCGCCGATCTCGGCATCGTGCTCGATCCCTGGCAACTGCGGGTGCTGTGGGCGTCGCTCCTTCGCCGCGGCAAGCTGTGGGCGGCGTTTATCGTCGGTGTGTGTGCTCCTCGCCAGAACGGTAAGAACGGCATCCTTGAGGTGCGCGAGCTCGCCGGCGCCTACCTCCTCGGCGAGAAGCTCCAGATCCATTCCGCGCACCTCGCGGATACGTCGATGGAGGGCTTCCGTCGCCTCGACGACCTGATCGACGCGAATGCGGAGCTCTCCAAGAACGTGACCAACATCCGTCGCCAGAACGGACACGAGCAGATCACGTTCCGTGGCGGTAAGCGCATCCGCTTCCGGACACGCACCCGCGGCGGCGGGCGCGGCTTCTCGGGCTCGCCGGTCATGTTCGACGAGGCGATGTTTCTGCCCGAGGTGTCCTACGGAGCGATGCTGCCGGTGATCTCGGCGCAGCCCGACCCGCAGGTGTGGCAGACGGGCTCGGCGGTCGATCAGATGATCATGGACGAGGGCGTGATCTTCACACGAACGCGCGAGCAGGCACTCGCCGGCGAGGATCGCATCGCCTGGTTTGAGTGGTCGCTCGACTACGATTCGCCCGACGACGTGCCCAACGAGGTGATGTCGACGCTCGAGGCGCAGGCGCAGGCCAATCCCGCCCTCGGAATCCGCATCTCGCCCGAGTACGTCGCCGCCGAACTGGGCACGCTGCCGGCACGCGTCGCGGCGGTCGAGCGCTTCGGAGTCGGCGACTGGCCGAAGACGGACGGGCTCGCGACTGTTATCGACCTCGTCCTCTGGCTATCGCTCACCGACGAACACTCGGCAGCCCTGGATCCGGTCGTGTTCGCCTTCGACGTGCGCCCTGACCGCTCCCGCTCCGTGATCGCCGCCGTGGGGCGGCGCAGCGATGGATTCATCCACGTCGAGATCATCGACCAGCGTGAGGGCACGGGCTGGCTCGTCGAGCGCCTTGCCGAGCTCGAGGAGCGGCATCTGCCCGCGGGCATCGTCTGCGATGGCGTAGGGCCGGCGGCATCGCTATTGCCGCAGCTCGAGCAACGAAATGTGACGATCGAGGTGCTCGATACGCCGCAGATGGGGCAGGCGTGCGGGATGCTGTACGACGCCGTCGAACAGGAGCAGATCCGGCACCTCGGCACGACCGATCTCGTATCGGCGATCAAGGGCGCAGTCCAGCGCCCGCTCGGTGATCGCTGGGCGTGGTCGCGGCGCAACTCGTCCTCGGACATCTCGCCGCTCGTCGCAGTCACGCTTGGAGTGTGGAAGGTGATCTCCGAGGAGATGCAGGCGCCGATGTTCGGCTTCGGACGATAGGACGAACGTGGGCTTCCTGCGCAACACCCTCTTTGGCGAGGAGCGCACCGTGACCTACTCGCCGCTCTCCTGGGATCAATACCAGCAATTCTTCAATTTCCAGGGGAATTATTACCCCTATGGCTTGCAGACGACGTACCCGAACTCGAAGGAGGAGCCGCCCGAGGCGACCTTCGTCGGCTACGCACGGGCGCTGTACAAGACGAATCCGGTGCTGTTCGCGTGCGCGATGGTGCGGCTGTCGCTCTTCTCTGAGGCGCGCTTCCAGTTTCGGCAGCTGCGATCGGGCAGGCCGGGCGACCTCTTCGGCTCGACGAGCCTGAGCATCCTGGAGACGCCGTGGCCGAACGGCACGACCGGCGATCTGCTCGCGCGAGCGATCCAAGACGCCGACATTGCGGGCAACTTCTACGCCGCCCGCCGCGGGCAGTACCTGCGGCGCATGCGCCCGGACTGGGTGACGATCGTGTTCGGCTCCGAACTCGAGCGCGAGGACGCCTACGCCGACCTCGACGCGCAGATTCTCGGGTACGTGTACCAGCCGGGCGGCGCTGGCTCGAAGTACGACCCGATCGCGCTTTTCCCCGAGCAGGTGTGTCACTTCATGCCCATTCCCGACCCCGAGGCGCGCTTCCGCGGCATGTCCTGGATCGAGTCGATCGTGCGCGAACTGATGGCAGACAATGCGACGACCTCGCACAAGCTCTCTTACTTCGAGCAGGGCGCGACCGTGAACCTGCACGTCGACTTCGACACGCCCATGATCAAGACCCAGGAACAGTTCGAGTCCTGGGTCGAGATGTTCCGGCGTGGTCGCCAGGAGGCGGGTGGCTCGACCGTATTCACGGCGCACGGCTCGAAGATAACGGCCATCGGCTCGAACTTGCAGGAGGCGGACTTCAAGACGATCCAGGGCGCCGGAGAGACGCGCATCGCCGCCGCGGCGCGCACGCCGGCCGTGCTCGTGGGGATCTCCGAGGGATTGCAGGGCTCGGCGCTCAACTCGGGTAACTACGACTCGGCCTTCCGCCAGTTCGCGGACATGGTGATGCGCCCGTTGTGGCGAAACTTCTGTGGCTCCATGTCGCCGATCATCGAGATTCCGGCGGGCTCCGAGCTGTGGTACGACGATCGCGACATCCCGGCGCTGCGTGAGGACGTGAAGAAGGCGGCGGAAGTGCTCGAGATCGACTCGCGGGCGATCAAGGGGCTCGTCGAGGCGGGCTTCACTCCCGAGGCCGTGGTCGACGCCGTCGTCTCGGGGGATCTGACGCGCCTAAAACACACGGGGCTGCTCTCGGTGCAGATGCAGAAGCCGGGGGAGGCGCCCTCGTCCAACGGCTCGGCCCCGGAGCCGGCGCAGATCGAAGCCTAGTCCGATAGGTCGGGCGTGCCCTGGCACGTCGAGAAGTCAGCGCGCTGCCCGGCCTTGCGGCCGTGGGCCGTGATCAAGGACTCGGACGGCGAGATCGAGGGCTGCCACGACTCACAGCAGGCAGTTCGCAAACAGATGGCAGCGCTCTATGCGAGCGAAAGGCCACGATTCGTCGTCGGACCGCCAGGCCCAGAGCTCTTCATTCCTGAGCCGATAGGGGACGCGATGAGTGCCGACGGTGACGTCTTCCGCTTCCTCGCCCCGGCGACGGATCTGTTCGAGTTGCGCGAGGAGGGTGGCGGGCACACGCTCGTCGGGCACTTCTCCGTCTTCGACCAGTGGGCGCGCATCTCCTCGCACTTCGAGGGCGACTTCATGGAGCGGGTGAGCCCAGGGGCGTTCAAGAAGACCTTTGCCGAGAACCGCGCCAATATGCGCGTGCTCTTCCAGCACGGCAAGGACGTGCTCGGCGAGCAGATCCTCGGCCCGATCCGTGAGCTGCGCGAGGAAGAGCGCGGCGCCTACTACGAGGTGCCGCTGTACGAGGGCATCCCGCAGCTGATCGTGAACGGATTGCGAGACGGCGCCTACGGCGCGTCTTTCCGAATGCGTGTGATGAAGGAAAACTTCCCGCTTGATCGCGCCGAGCCGGCCGAGCACAATCCGGACGGGCTGCGCGAGCGAACCATCCAGGAAGCACGAGTCTTTGAATTCGGGCCGGTCACGTTCCCTGCGTACGAGGGAGCGACCGCCGGCCTGCGCTCGGCCACCGATTGGTGGCGCGAGCAGAGCCTACGAAGCCAGCTCGAGGCATTCGTGGGCGAGAGAGCCGCAGCACTCGAATCCGAGCCCGAGCCCGAGCCCGAATCGGAGCCCGAGCCCGAGCCGGAGCCATCGAGCCGCCGCACTCGCGTCGATCATCTCAACGTACGGGAGGAGGCCAAGCCTTGGCGTCTTTGACGATCGAGGAGCGCGAAGCGCGGCTTACGGAGATCCAGGCACGGCTCGAGGAGCTCGATGCCGAATTCGTGGGCGAAGCGCTTCCGGAAGACCGCCGCGAGGAGTGGAACCGCCTGCGCGACGAGCAGAAAGAAAACCAGGACATCGTTGCCGAGCTGCGGAAGCGGCAGGCTCAGGTCGCCGAGAACGGCAAGGACGAGAGCCGACGTGAGGAGGGCGCGCACTTCAACGTCATCTCGCACAAGTCCTCGTCTGACATCTACGACCTAGCGGCCATCCGCATCGGGATGGACAACCCGTTCGGCGGATCACAGCAGCTTCGCGACAACGCACTGCGTGCGATCGAGCGCGAGCAGTTCCCGACGATGGATCGGGAGACGGCACAGAGCAACGTCGAGAGCGTGCTGGCGAAGGCGGACGACGAGTACGGCACTCTCTCGCGGCGCCTGCTTCTGACCGGCAACCCGGCCTATATCCGCGGTTGGCACAAGTACATGAAGGGGCAAGCACGCTCGGCCGAGGAAGAGCGCGTGATGTCGTTGACGACGGCCTCGGGCGGCTACGGCGTGCCGTTCATGCTCGATCCCACGATCATCCTCTCGTCGGACGGGGCGATCAATCCCTTCAGGCAGATCGCTCGCGTGGAGCAGATCAACGTCGACACCTGGCAGGGCGTTACGTCCGCCGGCGTCACCGCCTCCTTCGACAACGAGCTCGTGGAAGTCTCCGACGACTCGATGACGCTGGCACAGCCGAGCGTCTCGACGGAGATGGCGCGAGCGTACGTCCCATTCTCGATTGAGGTCGGGATGGACTACCCCGGCTTCGCGGCTGAGGTGGCGAAGGCGATCGCCGACTCGAAGGACGTGCTCGAGGCAACGGCGTTTGCCACCGGCACTTCTCCGCAGGGCATCATCACGGGCGCGACAGGCGTCGTGACCGCATCGACTCGCGGCTCGATCACGTCGACCGACGTGTATGCGGTCGAGGCGGCCCTACCGCCGCGCTTCCTGCAACGGGCTAGCTGGGTGGCATCGCGGATCGCATTGCAGAAGTTTCGTCAGTTCGACACGGCAGGCGGAGCGCAGCTGTGGATCCAGAACCTGCAATACGGGCTCGGACGCGGCGGTGGAGGGAGCCTCGGCGGCCCGACCGACGGGCGCGTTGGATACGCGCTGCTCGGCTGGAATGCGTATGCGGCTTCGGGGATCACCTCGACGCTCACGACTGGCAACAAGGTGGCTGTGCTGGGCGACTTCCAGCAGTTCTTGATTGCCGATCGCGTCGGGCTCTCGGTCGAGTACATCCCGCATCTGCTGTCAACGGGCGGGCCATTCCCGAGGGGCGGGCGAGCCTACTTCGCTTACTGGCGGACGGGTTCGGGTGTGCTCTTCACGAACGCCTTCCGGACGTACCTCCTGTGATGGTCATGGCTACTCAGGAGGAGAAAGCCGAGAAGGTCGAGGCCTCGCCGAAGAAGGCAGCCAAGGAAGCCAGCGAGGGCACGCCCTCGGGGCTGGCTTCGAAAGAGGCGGGCAAGATCGCAGACGACGCTTCTGACGAGGAGAAGGTCGCCTGGAACGAGAAATACCTCGAGGCGAAGCTCAAGGCGCGTCGAGGCTAACCGAACGGAGGGGGCGGGCCTCTCGCGGCGCCCGCCCCCTCCGCAGCCGCGAGGAGGCAGATCATGGGAAGACCGCGTCACTCTCCACAGGTCGAGACGCTCGTCGCGATCGAGAGCGGATTCTGGACAGCTCCCGACGGGCAGGAGTACACATTTCGGGCGGGGGAGACGCTCGTCGCCGCCGATCATCCGCTCGTGACGCAGGGCAACCCGTCATGGTTCAAACCGGTTGAGCCTCACCTACGGCGGCCGAGCGTCGAGCAGACGACCGCCAATCCGGGCGAGGAGCGCGGCGAGCGGGAAGTGGTCGATCGTGTCGCGCTCTGAGCCGCTCGTCTCGGGCGTCGACCCGCAGACGGTGATGAAGATGATGGGGCTCGAGCCTGGCGAGGAATCGCAGGCGTGCGGGACGATCGGGCTCGTGACGCAGCCGCTCGCCCGCTACACGGACTTCTGGCTCTCCTACCAGGCGCTCATGCGCCCGGCGACGACGGCGTACCTCAATCGCCAGGGGATGGACGTCACGGGCAACTACAACGGCCTCGTCGACGGGATGCGCGGCGACTGGCTCTGGATCCTCGGGGATGATCACACGTTCCTTCCCGACATCCTTGTCAACCTGCTCGCGCATGAGGTCGACGTGGTCGTGCCGCTCGTGCTGAAGAAGGACGCACCCTTTGATCCTGTCGTGTACGACGGCGAGCAGGGCACGGACGAGGCGACCGGATTGCCGCTTAATCGCGTCGCGGTCCTTCCGCAGACAGGCCTGCATGACATCTACGCCGCTGGCTCTGCGGGCATGCTGATCCGTAAGTACGTACTCGA